CCGTGTTGTTGATACCGGGCTCATGAAACATCTTTTCGATGGCACCATCTTGTAACACACACATATATCGCCATGAGCGCATACCAAACCCTAGATGACTTTTATCGACAAGCATACCCATGAAACGAGTGAACTCGCCAGTGCCATCTGGAATGACTTTTACCTTTTCGATACCTTGCGACTTTGCCCAAGCATTCATGACAAACGAGTCATTGACACTAATGCAGTATACCTCATCAATGTTCCTGGAAAGAATCTTGTCGTAATTTTCTTCAAAGCCTGGAAGTTGAAAGGTTGAACAGGTAGGTGTAAATGCACCTGGCAGACTGAACAGAACCACACGTTTGCCTAAGAACAACTCGTGTGATGTAACAGTTTTCCAGGTGTAAGGATTAGGTCCGTCAATAGAGTCATCACGAACACGGGTCATAAATTTAACATTAGGTACAATATCCACTTCACTTCTCCACAAATTATTTTTTACGTCCAATACTATATTTTGCTACAAGTTCCCAATCGTTCTTTTCTTTATAGGGTAGAATTTTGATTTGATTCAAAGGTGCAACAGGCTCTGCTGTCTTTGTTGAATCAACTAGCGTAACCAAATCCCACTGCTCTAGTAGATTAGCAATAGTGTTACGTCTAGCAATGTCTGCTTCATTTTCATTGAAGTCAGAAGGTTTACCATCTAGCGCAAAGAGTTCTTTGAAGTGAACAATAAAGTATCGACCCTGCTTGTGTAGAATATGACAGGACTGATAGAGTTTACGATCTTTACGAGAGGCAACGCCAATGCGTGTTAGCGTTTCTTTTACTTTTAGGAAGTCATCTTCATTCTTGAGATGAACCTCAATCATTGTAGTTAAATCTGTCATTTCATACCACCTTTGCTCATTTTTTGTTTTATTGTTGACAATTGCTCATCACCAAGAATGTTGAGTGCTTCCTTTGCTTTTTTGACAGAGTATCCGTAATAGTCAATGACTGCTTGTAAGTCCTCATCATCAGTGGCTTTGTGCCATTTAGAGAAACGCTTCCGCTTCCGGACTATATTTAGAAGAAATGAATATTGCATAATGTGATCTAGATCACTATGCATATTCATCAGATTGGCGTAATGAATTGTGTCGGCAAAGTATGAAAGTGACTTATTAGTTAGATATGGATTATACGTCCTCTCTGCTAGTTCTGGATTATCAGAGTTGGTGATGATATCTTTCTTACCAAGATTGATATCAGTTACGAAGTCAAACGGATTCATGACCATTCACAGTCTGTCATCAGTTCGACAAGACAAGCTACATTGTTAATCTCATGATCAACCACGAAAGCTGCCTGGTATTGATACTTAGCGAGAGTAAGAACCATCTGAGCGATACTTGCTGGCTTCATATTTTTACTCGCATGATTGTATAGACTACGATACAAACTTGCTGTTTCGATATCAGAATTGTCTACAATCCACTTACGAATACCAGTGAAGTCTTGCGACTTAATCATCTTGACCAAAGAGTCAAACGACTCGTCGCTCATGTTAGTAAGAATACCAACATCAATCTTACCAGTGACAGAGTATCGTTGTAGTTCGTTTAGGATACGCCGCCAGTCTGGCATATGCTTCATCATCAACTCAGCGATGACTTTCTGGTCGTATTCAATACCTTTCATCTTCAGGATATTCTGAACACGCTTCATAAAGTGAGGCGCAAGACCAGCAAGATCTTTCTTAGTGATGTTGAACTCAACAACCGAACACCGACTGTGTAGTGGTTCGATGATACGATTCTTGAAGTTACAAGTGAGAATAAAACCACAGTTGTTAGAAAACTCTTCCATAAAGTTACGGAGAGCAGGCTGTGTAGACTGTGGATTTAGATAGTCTGCTTCATCAAGGATGACGTACTTACGCTTACCGTTAAATGATACTGTAGAGGCGAACTGCTGAATCTCAGTTCGTAGAGTATCAATGTTACCCTTCATAGAGCCATTGATGATTAGATAATCAAGGTCCAACTCATTCAGAAGTGCCCTGGCAACGGTTGTCTTACCAATACCAGGACCACCACTGAGAAGCAGATTTGGAATTTGTTCTTGATCGACAAACGCTTGAAATACGTCTTTTAGATTTTGCGGTAGGACACACTCCTTGATTGACCGAGGGCGATATTTCTCGACCCATAGATATTCTGACATAACAAACCTTTCAACATTTTACCGATACGATCCGTCCGGCGTTTCATCATAATAAGGGTGGAATGGATGATTGTCAAGACCCCGATGCTTATCACTTACAACTACACCATTCTCATCAATCTCAATAACCCTGCTTTTGATTTGAAAACTAGCATTATTGAGAGTGCCAATAAAGTCAGAGACTAACTCAGCCCAAGTCACATCCTCTTCATAAACCCTGGTGATAGTAGTTTCGTCACCATACATTCTCACAGAAGTATAAAGCTCTACTTTGTTATCCATATCAACTCCGTGACTCTGTTGCTACGAAATAAGTCACACGACCATCTTCAGTAGAAAACTTAGAGATGCCTTTGCTAGAAATCTCAACATTGTATTCTAGCACCATCATCTTCATATTGTCAACCTTAAAGACATGAACGAATTCATCATCAGTCGTACCGACCTTCTTACTGAAAGAGTTCATAGAACTATTCTTAGAGTCGCCTGCACTGATAGTGATGATACCATCTTCACCTTTGACAATAATCTCAGGAACACCCAAGACACGAGCAGCCTGCAATACATCTTTAAGAATAGAATCAGACAACGTGAAGGAAGCATTGACATCAGGCAATGTCAGCGCCTTTGAAGGTGGAGTGACAATCATTGATGGATCGGCATAGCGATAGTCAAGTGAAGTACCATTGCCATCACTAATAGTCATACCATTGTCACCCAGTTCTAAATCTGGGTCTTCAATGAGAGACAGTGCCGATAGAAACTGTCCCAAGTCGTAAATACCAAAGTCTTGTGCAAACTCATCACCAACCTCGACCTCTGCTAGGACAGTCTTTTGCGGCGACACAGTGCGGAGTGTGGTGCCTTCTTTGAAAAGCAAAGATTGGTTGATAGAAGAGAAGTTTTGTAGAACCTCTACGGTTTGTTCAGAAAGTTTCATCATATTCTCCATTACGATTTTTTACCTAGTTGTGCGGCATCAGCAGTTGCAGAAACACCTACGGAGGCTAGTGATGCCAAGTCGCCACCAAAGATGTAAGAACCCATATGCTTTAGACGCATCCAAGGACACATCCAAACTTTGATACCAAGGTCACGAGCCCACTGACAGAACATATAATCTTCTGACAGATAGCGATTAGACTTGGTATCAATCACCGTATCAAAGTATGCATAGATTTGTCGTGAGCCGTCAAAGTTAGCAGTACGCACGTGGTCTGGTGTATAGAGCAACTCTGGGTGTGCATTACCAAACCTTTCAAACACAGACTTCTGAATCATCATAAAACCAGTGCCACCCTCTAGCACTTCAACTGGTTCGTTGATACGAATCTCAGTGGTGCCAGGAGCAGGATTAAACACAAAGTCACCAACGTAGTTTTCTAATACGTTAGGATCTTCATCTGCAACACCTTTGTCTACCGCCCGCTTGATCTTCTCCCATGCGATTGTCTTTTTAGGATATGCACCACACACGATATCTTTATCGCTATCTGGATCAGCGATTGCAGCAAGCGTCAACACATCCTGTGGGTCGAACTGGATGTCACTATCAATGAACATCAAATGAGTATAGTGACTGCGCATAAACTCGTCAACCAAGTAGTTACGAGCACGAGTGATTAGAGATTCATTAAACAAGTAAAAAAATCCAATATCAACTCCATACTTAGCAGCTTGCTGACCAAGATCAACAGAAGACTTTGTATAGCCGCCAGTTGCCATACCACCGTACATTGGTGTGGCAATCATGATCTTACGCTGCTGAAGTTCTTCCATAGTAATTTCAACTTCCATTATTTACTTCCTTCTCAGTATCATGAATGTATAATGTCATAATAGCGTAGTGTAACACTTTCATCAAGTCTTTTCTATTGTAACCTTCTTTGCGGCCATATCTTTGCGCATACTTGAGAACATTACCGATACAGAATCCTGTACCATGTCCAGCATCAAAGATAAACTCAGTAGCCTGGAATTTAGACTGAGAATAGTGTGCACTGTATGTGCTATCTATATATGCTTTCAACTCACGAATTAGTCGGTCTTCATCAAATTTATAATCAATTGATTTAGTCATAAAAAAATTTCTCCAATGTGTTGCCTTCAGGCTCTGCATAACCATGCATATTAACATTTCCCATGCTTACGAAGTGAGTCGCATTAAAAAGAATTTCTTTACCAACATCATATTTTAACCCACCTTTATCTCTTCGACCCTGGTAATGAATTGGCACACCCTCTGTACTCAACCCCCATGGAGCTACTAATTTTCTCGGTAATTTATTCCCCTCTTCTTCTTGTTTGAATTTAGCAAATAATTCTCTACAAACTAAAAGAATATGCGATTTTATATTATCTTTTTGTTGGCCGCTCATTTTATTTGAACCATATCTAACACCACTATCTTTCCATGGTGTACCAAACTGAGTTAGGACAGGGCAATTTGTTATATCAATCATATTTTTAAGAAAGTTTAGTTGAGGATAACCATTGTTTCTTTCTTTAAGATAAGCCTCGTAAATATCTGAAAAGGATGGACTAACTCTTGAAAATATATTAGTGAATAAAAAAAGACCACCCTTTCTCATCAATCCACTTTTTTGTAACCATGTCAAATTATTTTTAGTGAATTTAGATTTATTTGCGATGTAAGTTCCATCTCTACCAACATTAGTATTTCCTGCTGGATTACCACCAATAATCATAGCATCAATGTCAAATGGATCTTCATTTTCAAGTTCAGCTATCCTAATACCTCCTGGATTAAATGGATAATCAGGGTCATAAACCTTGTATAATCGATGACTTAGGTATTCACTGGCGAGAATTTCATCCCCATTTAAATCTTTAGACATCAAAATATTCTTTCATAATTAACCGAGTGTCTTCCTCTGTCTCATGTTTCACCTTTGCAACAAACTCTTCGTCTGAAAACAAATTACCAGTCAAAGCAGACCAGATGTTCTCATACTTAGTGCGCCGGCCATTCAAAAACTTATCATCCTGATTACTGCCACGGCTTTC